TATTTGACACATTCTATTTATTTTGGTTATATATGCTTCTAATTTTGTGTTTTCTCTATCATTAAAACTAACTTGTTGAGTATCAGTTTTACTTGAGATTACTGCAACATCTGGAACTTCTCTAAATGAATCGATGTCTACACCAGGAGTAACAGACATACTTTCCATATCTGTACCTCTATAACTGGTATGAAATACCACTCCTATTTTTGCTCTTTTAATTTTTTTACCCACATCACTATCTTCTTCAACACCATATGTAATAGTGTTTGGTCTAAATGTAATCAGTCTATCACCATTTACATTTTCCATTTTCTTATCATTGGTAAAAAGTAAATCTCCCTGTATAACTCCCTTTATTCCCAACTTAGAAAAGTGTTCCAAACAATCTTTTAATTTTTGATTTAACTCACCTTGATAAAATTCATCAATGTCAGTTTTGTTGAAACACATTTTCGGTTCAGTTTTATTAAATACAGATTTAGTTCCAACAAAAAACATTCCATTAATGGGGTGTTTCCCACACACTACAGAAGGAGCTCCATCCCATTTTGTAGATATGGTTGCCGTGGTTTTAGTTTTACCTACCATGTCTCTTACAGATCGTAGAAAATTTACGATTGCAAAACAACCAGCAGATCCATAATTAAGGACCTCATCTTCCAAGTGTTCTAAGTGTTTTAACTTTACTACTTCTGCCATTTTTCTAAAAAAGTCGTGGGTCAATACCAAGTGCATCACTAAATGATCCTGCACTGTTTTTACTACGAAGACTCATCCAGTCTCCTTTAAATTTAGACCAATTATATTTACCTTGTAAAAGGAAATATATTCTTGTCTTCGATCCTACTTTCCTATCTTTAGCGGTACAATATATTACTTGTTTTTCAAATATTGCTTTCTCCTCAAACATAGTTTTGAAATTCATTGGACCATTTTTTTGTGATGCCAATTCTAAAGTTTTTTCACACAAAAAAGATAAAGCCATCATATTAGAGTTTCCTTTATTAGATCTTTTCAAAACACTGTTTTGTAATATAAGTCTCATCGTAGGATCTGTGACAGAATCCTTCAAAGAAACTTGAGAAACTTGTACCTTTTTATCTATAAAATCAATAGTATAATCTGCAATTTGATTTATATTCATAGTCCCAACTTCTGTATTAAGGTTCGAAAGATATTGTACAAAAAATTTCTTTATTGTTTGTCTATCTTTTTTTGCAAACATTTTTACAGACATCATTGGATACATTGTATTTGTTTTTCCAGCAGGTGCTTTCATCAAAACTCCACCACGGAAAGTATTATATTCATTTGTTTGATCTGATGGGTGCAATTCTTTTTTCCACTTTTCTATATCCATTATTTTTGGAAATAGAGTTTTTGGTTTTACTGTGTTTGGTGTTGTTCCAAATGCTGCATTTTTTACAGACACTTGAATTCCAACATCAGAATCTGGAGGATAAACAAAATAGTCAACCAATGGAAAAGAACTTTCAGTGGGAAACTTTATTGTCCACTCAGAACTTCTAGAAATATTTGTAGTGATACCAAAAGATCTTTTCAATGATCTATTTCTTGGTAACTCTTTCAGTAAATAATATGCAGAGAATATTTCAAGTGCTTCACTACCAAATTCGACAATAGATACAATCTCTGTACTTTTCTTCTTATCTAGTTCATCAAACATTTCATCAAATAATGGTATTAATGATGATTCTTTTGTTTGGACATAATCTTTTGTTTTACTGACTATTTGATTAACAGTTACTTTTTTTCCAGTAATTCCTATATCAGAAGGTTTTATTTTTAGACCTTTATCTGCATCAGATTTTTTACCAACTAATATTAGATATTTTGGTTTTACACTTGTCCAAAATTTTTCCAAATCACTGGATAAAAATGTATGTACTTTATCAAGATCAGTTGATTCTAGTTCTGCTTGATCTTTTGCAGCTAATCTAACCTCGCGGGGCACTCTATTTGTATTATGTTGTCGTTGATAATTACTTAAAGAATACGCAATTTTATTTTTTTCATATATTCTTTTTAATTCTTTTTCTTCAACTCCAAATAACAAACCTGCTCCAGACTTAATTGGTCTATTCACAACTCTATTATTAGAATCTTTTCCTGTTATTGAAGCAGTTCTATCACCAACTATCGTATAAAATTTGACATCATCATATAAATCATTTAATGCTTTTGATAAATTTTCCAGAAACAATGTTCTCACTGATCGTGTACTGGGTCCTGCCAATACATAAACTTCACCAGTTCCATCATTGCTTTTCATTCTAACATCAGTATATTTTGTTAGATAAGAATACTTAGAACCAGTGCCACAGAGTTTTAAAATTTCTTGTTGGATTTTATCAGACATTAAAAAACCCCCCTCTTCGTAACTATTTAGAAGAGGGGGGAACAATTTATTTAGAGATCACCTTCACGACGATGTTCAGATCGAATGACACTGAATGCACCTTCTGGATATCGTGCAGAGAGTTTCATTGTATTTTGAATTGCAATATCATCCAGTGTAACACCAAGAGCAAGACATGCTTGAACCATATACCAAAGAACATCACCTAGTTCAATACGAAGATGATTCAGGTTATCTTCACTAAGAGGTTTACCTTGGAACAAAACTTTTTTCACAATCTCAGAAAACTCACCTGCTTCTGCACTCATTCCAATTGCAGAAGTCAGAAGACGAGAAAGTGGAGGATATTGGACACTGAGTTCTTCAACACGTTCTACAAAGTTTGCAGTAAACTTGGTTGGTGTGCTGGTAACGTAATCAACAAACTCAAAATACTTTTCAAAATCAGCTTGTACTTGTTCAGTCATACTTTAAATCCTTCGAAATTCCTTGGTTTTTTACTGGTTATGTGTGTTGGCTCATAATCATCGTTTTCTCTTCCAGAGTCAACGATGTTCTTTTGAGCAGTATCATCTAAATTATACAACTTCATCTTTGATCTGTCAATACCCACAACAAATCTTTTGTTTGATGTTGGATCATTATATCTGTTCTTAAGCTGTTTAACCATAAGTTGATTTAATTCTTCTAGTTCTTCTGTACTAATCAATGCAAACATAAAGTCTGCAGTTGCAGGAAGACCAAAAGATTCACTTGTATCTGTCAAATCAATATCACTACTTGCATACCCAGAACGAGTTGTTTGTGTTGCACTAACAATTGGTACATTAAACTCAACCGCAAGACCGCGAAGTTCTTCAGCAATTGCTTTTACATAAGTATAAGAGTTTACGATAGATCCTTTGTAACGACTACTCGAACAAATGTTAAGATAATCCACAAAAATAATATCGGGACGAAAACCCTTTTTGAGACCAAGTTCATTGAGTAGTGATTTAAAGTGACCCACATGGGCGGAGGCAGTGGGATACTCTTTGATGATAAGTTTTCCTTGCGTTTTCTTGGATAAGTTTGCAAGGCGATCTGTGTACAATACCTTTGGTATTTCAGTGATCTTCTGAATGTTAACATCAAGTAGATTTGCATCAATACGTTCTGCAATTCTTTCTTCAGACATTTCCAACGTAATATACAAAACGTTCTTACTTTGTAGAAGACATGCGGAAGCCATATGACACATAAAAAGAGATTTACCAACACCTGTTCCTGCGAGGGCAATATTAAGCGTCTTAGTAGGTAACCCACCCTTGGTAATTTTGTTAAAGAGTTCAAGATCAAAAGGAATTTTTTCTTCTTTTCGGTGGTAGAAATCATAACGAGCTTCATCATCTAGAAAATAATCATGACCGACATGATCATCAAAACTAATAGACAAAGCATCAGAAAGAATACTTGGGATAGCATCTCTAGATCTTGTCTTATCTTTTCCATCTGCAATCTTAATGCTTTCTAGAAGAGAAAGATAGATTGCTCTGTCCTTACACCATTTTTCAGTAGTATCAAGCATCCACTGATGATCAACACGTTCTTCTTGAAACTTTTCAATAGTTGTTTCAATTTTCTGAAATATTTCTTCTGTAATATCTTTTCTTTTTTCACATTCAATAAAGAGAACTGATTTAGTTGGAACACTGTCATAGTCATTTACATACTTATAGATCTCAGAAAAAATTACTTTCTCAGATAATTCTTCAAAATATGTGTCTTTGATGAAAGGTAGAACCTTGCGTAGATAATCTTCATTATGAATCAATTGAGAAAGAATTTTGACTTCTATTTTATCCATATTAAATGTAATGCAAATAACTACCAACGATGTACTTATCGTTACTCAATGGCATTTTACCACAGTGAGGGAAATTCCACAATGGCGGAAACACTAGCATCCTTCCAGCTTTTGGTTTAACTTTGTAATTCAAAAACGGAAATTCTGTTTCACCACCCCGAGTAACATCATTCAAATATAAAAAGAATACAAGGAATCTTTTTGCAGAAGCATGATCACCAACGTCTACATGATCCTTAAATTCATCTTCATTAACAGTATACTTTTTCAAACGAACTTGTTCAAATGCATATTGTTCTGGAAATTCATGAGTGATATTTAAATCTTTAATATACCTTCTAAGATATTGAACAGAAATTCCAATTAGTGCTTCATTACAATCAGAAAGATCTTCTGATTGATTTTTAACTGCTGTTATGTTTAATTGAGTAAAATTTGGTCTTCCTAGATTTTCAAATCTCTGATGGTATTCGGAATTTTTTTCATAAATGTCTATGATTTCCTCACACATTCCAGCAGGTATTACATTATCATAGACACGAATAAAATCTTTAACAGTCTTTGCCTGAAGGTTTTTCGGTCTCTTCTGTTTCGGTTCCGTTAACACCATAGCAGAATTCGGTTCTTGCAGCTTCATCTAACTTCTCCATAATTTCTTGTGTAAAATATTTTTCTGGTTCTTTTAAAATGGATTTTGCATAAACTTTATTTCCATTGATTTCATATCGCCCACCAGAACGAACGAATATTCCATGTTTTTCACCAAGTTCTAACAAACCATAATAACGATCTAATCCAGTATCGTAGAACAGTCTGGTTTCTACCAGTGAATTTTCCTTAGAAAGTCTGGATTTTTGTGTGCGACATTTGATAATATTACCAACAACTTCCGTACCATCTTTTTCTTTTGACTTAGAAAGATAAATGATCGTAGATGCAGCATACTTAAGACCAGTACCACCACCCATTTCTTTCATTGGAACATAAGAACCAATAACATCATATGTATGGTTAGTAACCAACATAGGAATATTTGCTTTACCAAGTTTCAAAGTAAGAATTCTGAATACAGACTTAATCAACTGTGCCTTGGTCATATCACGAACTTCTTTACCATCAGAAGCATCTGACATTTCTTTTTCTGTTGCCAACATTCCAAGTGAATCTAGAACAAACATCAGTGGTTGACGATCTTCTTTCTTTTGTTCCAGATACTTATCTACAATGCGAATAGATTGTGTGCGAAATTCCTGAACAGTTGTTACTGGAATAATAATCATTCGTTTAGAATCAATGTCTCGGTCCTCAATCATGGAACGACTGATTGCAGATTCTGTTTCAAAATAAACAACACCTGCGTCAGGATTATTTTCAAGGAAATGTTTAACTACTCCGAGACAAAAGAAAGTTTTACCAGTAGATGTTTCACCAGCAATTGCTGTAATTTTGTTAGAAGGAATTCCACCAAAAATAGAACCACTAACAAGAGCGTTAAAAATGTAACTACCAGTATCAACAAAACCAGTCACATCACCAGCAGCAACTCCATCAGAAACAAATGATGCATATTCATTCCCAACTTCTTTAACAATTGTATTTAAAAAAGACATACTATTCTCCACATGTATTTACATTATACCACATTATGCGAAAAAAGATTCAAGTGTTCCAACTTGTTCTGATTTCCATCCAATACTATCTAGTACAGATTTAAGTGGTTCAAGAAAAGATTTTTCAAACTGCATATCAAAATCAATATACTTATTCAGATTAAATTCTGGAGGAAGATTCTGGAAATAAGCAATAACATTTTCACTGATAGGATTTGGTTCTTTGAGATAAACAAACTTGATTTTTTCACCCTCTTTGATAAGAGGGTACTTACTTTCAAGTTTTAACTTTCGAATCAAATCATTATATAGAATTGCACCACGAACTTGAATCGGAGTTCCTTTCTTATAGAGATCTGCAGAACTCTTGTACTTCTGAAGATTATTCAGAGATCTGGGAAAAGAAATATCTGATATATCATGATTCCTAGAATCAATTCGAATCTTATCAATAAAGTTAATGAGAGTATCATTATCATTATTCATGATAATTTTAAATGCTTCATACAGTT